TCTACATTATGTGGAGCATATGCATTATGGCTAATGACATTTCATGAAAATAAATATGTTTTAGTTATTGCTACAAAACAGGATGTTGCTAAAAATATTATTAAAAAGGTTAGAATAATGTGGCAACGATTGCCAGTTTGGATGAGATTAAAGTGTGTTGAGGACAATAAATTAGCACAGTCATATGAAAATGGTTCAACGATATATGCAGGAACAAGTGCTAGTGATTCAGGTAGATCTGAAGCTGCTGCATTATTGATAGTTGATGAAGCTGCATTTATAGACGGAATGGATGAATTATGGGGTTCATTACAACCAATTGTTTCTACAGGTGGTGATATTATAGTTTTATCAACCCCGAATGGTGTAGGTAATTGGTATCATCAAACATTTATAAATGCTGAAGAAGGAAAGAATAAATTTTATCCTATAACACTTCACTGGACGTTACATCCAGAAAGAGATCAGGTTTGGAGAGATGCTCAAGATGTAGAATTGGGCACAAGGTTAGCAAAACAAGAATGCGATGGTTCATTTTTGGCTTCAGGAGACAATGTTATTCCTCCAGAAGTTATTGAATATTATAATCAAACATTTATTGAAGAACCAATTCAAAAAGCTGGTGTTGATAACAACGTTTGGATTTGGGAACATCCTAATTTTAATAGATCTTATTTATTAACTGCTGACGTTGGTCGTGGTGATGCTGATGACTTTTCAGCATTTCATGTTTTTGATTTAGAAACATTAACTCAAGTTGCAGAATATCAAGGAAAAATGCAAACAGGAGATTTTGGTAATTTAATAGTTGAATTTGGAACAAAGTATAATGATGCTCTTGTAGTTATAGAAAATAATGGTATTGGTTGGGCTGTTATACAAAGGGTTTTAGATAGAGCTTATAGAAATTTATTTTATTCAGAACAAAAAATTAATGTTGTTGATGAAAGTAAAATGCATAGAATAAATAATAAACTTCACAGATTAGAAAAGAAATCAGTTCCGGGTTTTATGACAAACATGTCAACACGTCCTGCAATAATTTCAAAAATGGTAGAATATTTTACAGATAAAAGCGCAATAATAAAATCAAAAAGATTACTCAATGAATTATGGACATTCATTTATAAAGACGGAAAACCTCAAGCAGCATCCAAGATGTATCATGATGACTTAGTGATGGCATTGGCAATATTACTCTGGGTTAGAGACACTGCATTGAGACTACAGGGAATCAGAAGAGATTTAACTAAAAAAGCTCTTGACTCAATAAAAGTTGATAGAACAACTGCAGTTTATCAACATATTCAATCTGGAGAACAGAATCCTTGGGTGATGAAGGTGGGTGATAGTGAAGAAATAGATTTATCTCAATTTGTATGAATAAAATAAAACTAATACAGGAACTATCGGCAATTGACAAAGCACAAGATATTGCTATGATTACGCATGCAGGACAAAAACGTAAAAGTGGATTACCGTATTTTGTTCATCCATATAGAGTTTATCAAAAAGCAAAAGCACTTGGCTCATCAAAAGACATTCAAATAGTTGCACTATTGCATGATGTCTATGAAGATTCAAATAATAAAGATTATGTTAGAAAAGAAATTGAACGACAATTTGGAAAACTAATAATGAACTTCATTTTATTGCTTTCTCATGATAAAGCAGTAGATTACAATCAATATGTATTAAGATTGGCAAAAATAAGTAAAGTTGCATTGTCTGTCAAGCTTTTAGACATGTTGGAAAACTTAAAAGATAACCCATCAAATAAACAAAAAACTAAATATTTAGGGGCAACTTCATATTTATTAGATAATGACATATCTATAGACCCAAAAATATTGAATATGTTCAATGATTTTAAATAAAAAGAGGTATTTATGGCAAATGTATTAACAGAAAGCAACGTTTTTAGACAATTAAAAAGAATGTTTTCTAGAGACGTAGTTGTTAGGCGCGTCGGAAATAAGAAATTAAAAGTAATGGACACTTATAGCACCCAAGCTATGGGTTCATTATCTACGAACTATTTGGGAGCACAATATAGAAATTTATATTCTTCATTAAACTATGGTTATAACCAATCTCTATCTATTCAATCTCAAAGATTGATGTTATTTAGAGAATATGAATTAATGGATCAAGATCCGATTATCAATTCTGCTTTAGATTTATATTCTGAAGAAGCCACAGTCAAAGATGAATATGGAAAAATTCTATCTATCAAGTCAGATGACAAAGAGATAGCTGGAATTTTGGACAACCTGTTTTATGATATATTGAATATAGATTTTAATTTGATTCACTGGACAAGAAATCTTGTTAAGTATGGCGACATGATGATGAAATTAGACTTGGCTGAAAAGTTGGGAATAATAAATGCAATGCCACTTTCTCCGTATGGAGTAACAAGAATTGAAGGTGAAAATCCTGATAATCCATATGACACCAAATATAGAATTGACGGTCCAATTTTACAGGGAACATATGAAAATTATGAAATAGCTCACTTTAGATTATTAACAGACTCAAACTTCTTACCTTACGGTAAATCAATGATTGAGGGCGCAAGACGTATTTGGAAACAATTGACGTTGATGGAAGATGCAATGTTAATTCACAGAATAATGCGCGCACCCATGAAGAGAGTTTTCAAAATTGATGTTGGAAATCTGAATCCAAATGAGATTGATGCTTATATGGAAAAAATTGTCAACAACATGAAAAAAGTTCCTTATGTTGATGATTCAGGAAATTACAATCTAAAATATAATATGCAAAATATTACGGAAGACTTTTATCTTCCAAAACGTGGTTCTGATGATTCTACATCAATTGATGTTTTAGCTGGCCTTGAATATAATGCTATTGATGATGTTGAATATTTAAGAAATAAATTGATGGCAGCTCTTAGAATACCTAAAGCTTATTTAGGTTATGAAGAGCAATTAGGCGCAAAAGCAACATTGTCTCAAGAAGATATTAGATTTGCAAGAACAGTTGAAAGAATACAAAAAACACTTGTGGCTGAATTTAAAAACTTAGCAATGATTCATTTATATATTCAAGGTTATGAAGATGCAGATCTTCTTAATTTTGAACTACGAATGGCAAATCCATCTACAGTATATGAGCAAGAAAAAATACAAATATGGAAACAAAAAGCCGAACTGATTGAAACAATGAAGGGACAAAAATTTATCCCTATGGACTGGATGTATAGAAATATTTATGAGTTTGGCGATGATCAGATTAAAAAATATAAAGATCAAATTATTGAGGATGCAAAATTTGAATACAGAATACTTCAAATTGAAGCACAAGGAAATGATCCAGCTGATACAGGACAACATGTTGATGATGACGGAACTGTTAGAGGATATGACAACCCAGACAGAATTGATATTGCTGGAAAAGATATTGGGGGAGGCAGTAGTGGCTCTAAAGACACAAAAGATGCAGGAAAATTAGGAAGACCCAAAGAAGGTAATACAACTTATAAGACAGACAAATCACCATTGGGTAGAAATCCTCTCGGTCAGGACGACATTGCCAAAGCAAATAAGACACAAAAACTCCCAAAACAACCATTTAATTTAGAAACAATTGCCAGCTTTAATAAAATAAAGCAAAAATATGGTGATAGCATAAGGAATTTACAAATTCTGGGTGAACAATCAGATATAATGCATTCTGATGCATTGAAAAACTTATTAACAGATGATTAAGTATTACATTTTTTCAGTTTTACATATTTATTAATATGTATATATACAGGAAGACAAATGAAAAATAAGATTAAAAACAATAAGATAAAAAATACTGGCATAATGTTTGAAACACTAGCAAGACAGTTGACGGCTGATGTGTTGGATGAGTCAAAATCATCTTCAGAAGCAATGCAAATTGTCAAAAAGTATTTCAACAAAGATTCAGAACTTAGAAAAGAATTGCAATTATATCAGCAATTGACAAAGAAGAGTTTTACAAATGAATCAAAAGCATCCAGTTTTGTTGATATTATTGTTCAGGCAAGAAAACAATTAAATAATTCAAAGTTGAGAAATGAAAAATATAATATTATTAAAGAACTTAGAGATAAATTTCCTATTGACAAGTTGTTTTCTTCTAAAATTGATAATTATTATATATTTGCATCAATTTATAAACTGTTTGAATATTCAGATGTTTTAAATGAAGTATCTAATCCTGAAGATTTAATAAAGGCTAAATTTGCAATTGTAGAATTTATGTGCAAAGGTGAAACATCAAGAGAAAAAGTTTCTGATGAAATAAGACAACTTCAAAATGAAGACAAAACAGTTAAATTACTTACTCAACAATTATTGATTGAAAAATTCAATGAAAAATATAGTCAAAAATTAAATGCAAATCAAAGAGAGCTTATTCGAGATTATATACACAA